ATATGATGTTCCAGATGGTTGGACTTGTCCAATTGATACTGGCGGAGAAATTTGTGGCGGAGAAATAGATGTTGGGCAATAACAGTTAAATAAATAGTCATATGGCAGAACAAATATTATATTCAGATTTAGACTTGATGTTTAAAATACATGCGGTTAGGAAAGATTTAGTTCGTAGTACAAACGAGCAGGCTATTATTCGTTCTGTGAAAAATTTAGTATTAACAAATCATTACGAAAGACCGTTTCAGGCGGGGGTTGGTTCTAATGTAAGAAAGATGTTATTTGAGCCAATCACATCAATGACAGCAAATTATCTACAAAAAGAAATTGATCAAGTTATCAGAACGTTTGAACCAAGAGTCAGTAGTTTAAGAGTAGATGTTGAAGCATTACCTGATAATAATGCGATGAATGTCGTAATACGATTTTACATTACAAATTCTACAAATTTAACTAGAATAGATATGTTGTTAGAAAGATTAAGATAGGAAAAACCGAATGGCAGCAAATTCAAATATGCAACTTGTTGGAACAGATTTTGATCAAATCAAAAACAATTTAGTAAATTTTTTAAAAGATCAAAATATTCTATCCGACGCTTCGTATACAGGGAGTGTACTTTCTATATTATTAGATATCTTAGCATATAATACACATTATAATGCTTTTTATACAAATATGGTTGGGAACGAAATGTTCCTTGACACTGCTACAAGAAGATCTTCAGTCATTTCTCACGCAAAAGTTCTAGGATACAATCCATCTTCTTCTTCTTGTTCAACTGCAATTGTTGATATTGAAATTACTGGTTTAGATTTGGCAATAAGAAGTTTTGTGATGCCAAAATATACAAAATTTTTATCAGAGAAATTAGATGGAAAAAATTATACATTCGTCACAACAAGAGAATATTTCTTATCGAACGAAACCGGAAACTTTAATTTGCAAGGGGTTACATTAAAACAAGGCACTCCCTTAACTTATAGGATTCTTTACAATTCTTCAAATAATCCAGAAACAAAATTTAGAATTCCAGAACCTAATATTGATTTGGATACTTTAGAAGTTATTGTACAAAAATCAGGAACAGATTTTAGAGTAGATACTTACACAAAATATGACGATCTTTTAACATTAGACCCCAATTCTAAAGTTTATTTTATTCAAGAATCATTAGATAACAATTACGAAATATATTTCGGGAATAATGTTCTTGGTAAAGGATTGGATGATGGTAATATTGTAATCTTATCATATTTGGCCACTAGTGGCGCTGAAGCCAATGATATAAGAAATTTTTCGTTATTAGATAGCCCTTTGGCAAGTTATGATAATCTAGTGGTTACTACAGTTCAACCGTCATTTGTCGGTTCAAATAAAGAATCGATAGAATCTATAAAATACATAGCTCCAAAAACGTATTCGGCGCAGGGAAGGGCAGTTACAAACAATGATTATATTGCTTTAATTAGAAAAAACAGAAACAAATTTCCAATTGATATAGTAAACGTTTGGAGCGGCGAAGAAAACGATCCTCCTATTTTTGGAAAAGTATTTGTCGCAGTAAAATTGGTATCAGGATATACGTTAACTGAATCGCAAAAAAGAATTCTAAAAGAAGACATTATAAAGCCAATAAGTTTAGTAACAGTCGATCCTGAAATAGTAGATGTAGATTATACATTTCTAAAAATAGAAACGAATGTTTTAGTCGATAGATCAAAAACTCTTTTAAGCGATGGAGAAATACGAACAAGAATAATTACCGACGTTAAAAATTATGCATCAAATACATTAAATAGTTTTGAATCGACATTAATAATTCCAAATTTCGTGGCTTCTATAAATTCGTTAGATTCGTCAATAATAACAAATCAGCAAAATATTTATTTACAGAAAAGGATACTACCTGAACCGGGAATAGCAAAAACTTTTACAGTAGATTTTTCAGTCCCAATAAAAAGAGACGTGTTTAGTAAATCGATTACGGTAAGTCCGTCGTTCCAATACATTGATTCTCTTGGAGCAACTAGAACCGAAGTATTTTTAGAACAGGTTCCATCGGATTTAACGTATATAGAATCAATAGAAATATTAAATCCTGGTATATATTATTATATTGCTCCAACTATAATTATTTCTGGTGATGGAACTGGGGCAACTGCGAAAGCAATTGTTTCTGACGGAAAGATAAAACAGATATTGTTAACCAATTCTGGGAAAAATTACACGCAAGCAATTGTTCAAATAATTCCAAACGAAACACTTGCTGGCGGAACAAATTCTGGGTATATTGGAATGATGGGTTCTGCTAGAGCAATTATTTCCGGTAGATATGGAAATTTAAGGACGTATTATTATAATAATGTAGGATTAAAAACTATATTAAATGGTAATATAGGAACGGTCGATTATCAAAATGGCGTAATAACTTTGAACGAATTTATGCCGTCTGAAATTAATGGAACAAACGGAGTTTTAACTGTTAGCGTTATTCCAGATTCAACAATTATTGAATCTAAAAAGAATAAACTTTTGACATTAGATGTAGACGATCCATCATCAGTAACAGTAAATATAATATCTAAATGATACCTGAAAATAAAAAAACCTCTATTCTGATTTCGCAACAGCTTCCTTCGTTTATTAGGGGAGAAAAAGAATACGAAACTTTTATAAAGTTTTTGGAAGCATATTACGAATTTTTAGAAATCGATGGCAATGTTTTAGAAAGAACTAAAAATCTACTAAATTATAAAGATGTTGATAATACAATTGATGATTTTGAAAGTTATTTCTTTGAAGAATTTTTACAAAATTTTCCGGAAAAAAGTTTAACCGACAAAAGGGAACTAGTAAAATTCTCAAAAGAGATATATCAAAGAAAATCCACCCCAGCATCTTTTAAATTTTTATTCAGGGCTTTATATAATTCAGATAGCGAAGTATACAATGCCAAAGATTTTGTATTGATTGCATCCGGCGGAAATTGGAATAGATCAAGATATATAAGCCTTTCCACATTAGACGAAAGATTTTTGCAAACTAAAAATTACAAAGTTTTTGGCGAAACTTCAAAGGCAGTAGCAAAAATTGAAAACGCAAAAATTGCTTCTAATAGAATAGAAATTTATATCAGCGATATTATACGCAATTTTATTCCCGGCGAATTTATTAAGGTAGTAGATAATAATTTAAAAGAGGTTATAATAAATGGCGAGAATTTACGATCAAAATTAATCGGTGGCGTACAAAAAATAATAATAGATCCTCTTGCTAGAGGAAAAGGATATAACGTTGGAGATCCAGTATTTTTATATGGCGGAACTAATCCAGAAAAAGAAAATCCAATAAAAGGATCTGCAGAGGTTTCTGAGATTGGTTTAGGTTCGATAGAAACTATAGAAGTTATTAATGGATCAAATGGTTATAGAAATTCGCCAAACACTGTCATCACCGTTGGAAGTCCTGGCGTTGGTGCAAATGTTAGAGTTGCCGGTTTAGACGCTAGTAATACTGCTTTAGTAAACCACATTTTAATTTCCGATATAATTGGACCGTATGCAAACACTTTATTGAATGCAAATTCATATAATATAATTTCTAATACTTCGGCTAATCTTTATACCAAATTAATAAACGTTTTTGATGAAATAGAACAAATTGAAACCTATCCAATTACTTCTATCCAAGTAATATCAGGAGGATCAAATTACGATTCTAATACAGTAATTTATGCAAATAGTTTTATTGGAGTTGCAAATAATACTTTTGATATAGCAAAATTTGGTATTTTAAAACCAATAAAAATATTGCACAAGGGGTTTAATTATTCAACTGGGGACGAAGTAATAATTTCAGGCGGTTCCGGATTTGGTGCAGTTGCTAACGTTGCGAGCGTTGATGCAAATGGTAGTATAACCCTGGTATCGTACACAAATAAAGGTAATAATATTTTACCATATGGTGGATTAGGATATACTCCAGAAAAATTACCAAATGTATCCATCATTTCTTCCAACAACAAAATAATTCAATTAGAATCTTCTAATACTTCTTCATCAAATTCTAACGTAATTTATTTTGCAAATACTAGCAACGTTAAAGTTGGAATGTATGTAACTGGTAATGGTATACCAACGTCTGACACATATTTTAATACATCAGTAACGGTTACCGATGTAGGAGTAGATTTTGTTGAACTTTCTGAAGAGCTTATTTCAGAATCGTCAGCAAACAGCCTTTATAATTTTAATGGAACCTCTGTTTTATTCGTTGATGGTATTCTTGGTAAAGGGGCTGTATTTAGAGCTATTTCTGATAAAATTGGCGAAGTTAAAACTATACGAGTAACGAAACCTGGCGAAGATTATATCTCGACTCCTTCGGTTTCTTTGAAACTTATTGATGTTATATTAATCAATGTTGACGAAGCATTATTGCCCCAAGAAGGAGAAATAGTATACCAAGGCGGCTCGGTTTCTCCTACATTTAGAGCAGTTGTTGGTAGTATTGAAATCGTTCCTGATGAAATAGTAAAAACCTTCAGATTACGTCTATTCAATTATATTGGGTTACTGAATAGTTCGGAATTAATTGTTCTAAACCGGATATCATCAACAATATTATTCAGAATCAAGTCTGATTATAATAAATCAAATTTTATTAATGGAATAAAATATTATGGTGACGGTTTAGCAAAAGCTACAGCTGAAATCAATAGCGGTGTTTTGGAAGGTGTTGGTCAATATATCAATACTGATGGATTTTTGAGCTATTCGAATTTATTAGAAAGCGAATACATAAACGAATATAGTTATCTTTTAGTTGTACAACAACAATTTTCAAAATACAAGACGTTATTACATAGCATATTACACCCATCAGGTAAACAATATGTAAATTATGATTATGTAAAAACAAACGAAGCAATCGAAACTTCAATAAATACTGAGATAAATAAGGAAGTCGATTTAAAAATGGTCACTAGAGAACCTGTTTACGGGTTACTAGAAGAACCTTCTAAATTAAATATATACGAATTAAGAAAAGATTTAACTGACATTAGTTTAGATGCCGTTATAATGTCAAATGATTACATTCATCTTGAATCTGATAACGGAGAAATATTCTATTCCAGAGTAGATTATATTGATAATGCAAATGATATAGTGTATTTGACTGATGGTAATATACTTGAATATCCAAACGTTGCTTTCGGATACTCAGTGACAACCAATAACACTATAAAAATTACATCTTTGACAGGAACTTTTGATTTAATTAACGGCGGAAAATATAAAAATGCAAATAATTATTTATTTGATATAGTTTTCCCCGGAGATTATTTAGAAATTTCTAATAACACTATTATAGAAATCGATGACGTTGATTATTCTAATAATATTATATATGCGAACGGAAATATAAATCTCTCTGGAAATGTTACCCACCCAGAATTAATCGGAATTACAAGAAACTTTAGTTCTAATACAATTTTGATTAATTATAACCCAATTTATAAATATTTATTAGGGTACGGAAATACAGTCACATCAATAAGTATCGACGGTTTCGAATTACACGATGAAAATGATAACGTAATTTATATCCCATTAAAAATCTAAAAGAGTAACCATGGCTAATTCATCAATTAAATTAACTGATATACCTCTAGCAAGTAATATATCAATAAATTCAAAACTTCTTGCTGTAGATCTCGATACTGAAAAAACGGAATTAATTACTACCAGAAATTTGCTCGTTTATTTAAGTAATACCGTATCTTATAGAGATCAAGTTAATACTGCCTATGACTTAGCTAATAGCGCATTTTTAGCTGCTAACGCTGCGTACGAGCAATCTTTAGTAGTGTTTAATATATCAAACACTATGTATATTTCTGCTAATTCTTCGTACGATACGATAAATGTAGTTTATAATACCGCCAATTCTAGTTATATCCAGGCGAATAATGCGTTTTTACAGGCGAATAATGCTTACGAGACGTCGAATAACGCTTATCATAGCGCAAATTTGGTGTTGGAATTAGCAAACAGTTTAACTACAGTTTTAAATACGGCTAATGATGCATATTTACAAGCAAATAATGCGTACGATGCAGCAAATACTAAATTAAGTCTTTCGGGCGGAACTGTAACAGGGAACATTTCATTTTTAGGATCGGTTAATATAGAACAAAATTTAGTAGTTTCTGGAAATGTGACGACCATTTCCGCAAACAATTTAGTCCTTCAAGATAATATGATTTATTTGAATGACGGAAATGCTGTAACAAACCCAGATTTGGGAATTGTGGGTAATTATAATGATGGGATATATCGCCACACTGGCGTTTTCAGAGATGCGTCAGATGGATATTGGAAAGTATTTGATCAATATGAACCGGAACCAGACGATTCTCCGTATATCGACACATCTAATCCAACGTTTAGGATAGCCAACTTCCAAGCTAATAATATTCACGGAAATATTAATGCTGCAAATATAACATCTGGGATTATTAATGTTGCTAGATTAGGTTCAGGAACGGCGAATGCAAATACTTACCTAGCTGGAGATAATGTATGGAAGCCAATAGTTTCTGGAGCAACTCTAACAACGGATGAATCAAGCAACACAGTATATTACATCGGTTTATCTGATTCATCGTCCGAGGCTTGGTTAACTGCATACGTTTCTCCGAATAAATTAGTCTTTAATCCTGCGTTTGGTAGACTAGGAATAAATGTAGGCGACCCGCAAACAACATTACATGTAGGCGGAAACGATGCTATAATAATGCCGTCAGGATCAGACGTAGAAAGACCAGTCTATCCAATTAACGGAATGATTAGGTATAATACCAGTAATAATTACATAGAATCGTATTCTAATAATTCTTGGGAACAAGTCGGTTCCGGAGCATCTGGTGAAAATATTTATCCCGTTAGAGAACAATTTATTGCAACAGCAAACCAATCGACGTTCATTGTTGATGGCGGTTATGTTGTTGGAGAATTGGATGTATTTTATAATGGTATTAAATTAAGAACAGGCGTTGAAGTTAATGTTTCCTCTGGCGTAGATTTTACGCTTTCTACACCAGCTGCTAATAACGCTTTATTGGAAGTGACTGGGTTTGGTTCATACACTTCTTCTGGAAGAGAATTATCAACACCAAAAAGAGAATCATTTATTGCAACAGCTAACCAAACTTCGTTTACTATCTCTGGTGGATATAGTCCTGGGATGGTTGACGTTTATTATAATGGTATTAAATTAGTAAATGGTACTGATGTTGACGTATCTACTGGTTTATCTATCGTGTTATCTGATCCAGCTTCAAACGGGGCTATAGTAGACATCGTAGCATTAGATGCTCTATCGTATCTTGATACTGTCAAGAAAACTGGGGACATAATGACCGGAAATTTGACTGCTCCAGAATTTATTGGTAGTGGAGCATCTTTAACGGCATTATCTGTTTCAAATATTAATGCTTCCGGAACTGCCAATTCTAACACTTATTTGCGCGGCGATTCTACTTGGTCAACTGTTGGCGCTGCTTTAATTGATACTACGAATTCCGGAACGTATTACCTTGGTATGTCAACCGCCAATTCTGGATATTGGACATCTGCATACGTTTCCTCAACAAATCTATATTTCGATCCAAGTACAGGAACTTTATCGTCAACTATATTCAATTCTTTATCCGATAAAACACGAAAAACTGATATAACAAAAATTAATGATGCAACAGACATTATAAAACAAATTAATGGAGTTGAATTTAATTGGAAAAATACCGGCGAGAAATCAGCAGGGGTTATTGCTCAAGAATTAGAAAAAATATTACCTTGGTTGGTTAGTGAAAATGAAGGCGTTAAAAGCGTAAATTATTCAGGTTTAATTGCTTATTTAATACAATCCAACAAAGAATTGTCTGATAGAATTGAAAAATTGGAGAACAAATAAAGATATATAAGCACAACAGAAACTTTATCATATATTAATTCCGAATACGCGAAACGTCAATCTTAACAATCATAAAAAAGAATATAAATAGAAATATATATATATTCTTTTTTCCAGGAAACGTAAATGGCAATTGTAAGAAATCTTGTTGTAGACAAATATTCTAATTTTGAAAAGATTGTTGCTCTTTATGATAAAAATAAAGAACCTTTCGATTTAACAAATTATACAGCTTCTTCTCAAATAAGAAAATTTACAGATCTTTCTATTGTCACTACGTTTACTTGTGATATAGTTCAACCAGCAAATACAGGAAAAATATTAATTTCCCTGAGTTATTCTGATACAGCAAATGCTAATCCTGGAATATATTCTTATGACATATTACTTTCATCGTCTATAGACCCGAATGAAAAATTAAGAGCAGTACAAGGAGAAGTGGAGATTACTGCAAACATAACTGAATGAAAAATCTAATCAATAGTTCTCAAGAAATTATATCCAACAATATAATTTCTGTCGTTCGATTCGAAGACGATCCGAATTCTAATTTTGTTCATTTTGCAAATGTAATAAGTGGATTATATCAATCATTTGTTCAATACGTCGATATATCTGATTCAACCAATACCTTTATAGATTTTGTAAATGTAGAATATCCAGACAATAAATCATTTATTCATTTTGTAAAAATAATAAGCGAGATAGAAAAGAATTAACTGTGCAATACGAAAAAATTATCCCGTTACTGATTGAAGGAATCAAAGAACAACAAAAAGAAATTGCTTGGTTAAAAACTGAACTAAACAAAATAAAAAATGAATATAAATAATATATCAGCAATTTCATTAAAGTGATATAAAAATGAGTACAAATTTTATAAATTATTCAACAGAAATAGAAAAATTTTATTTTATACCGATATTAAATCTTGGACAAGGAATTCATACTACTCAAGATTATTTAAATTTGTACGTTTTTCTTGGTAGAACTGATATCCCAGACGGGTCTATAGATCCTCAAGAAATAACTTTAACACCAAACACTACGAAAAATATCTTAAAGAATATTAGCGCACTTAAAAAAGCAAATTTGACCGACATTGGTCCAGTTATTGAACGTATTGACTGGGTAGCAAATACTTTCTATTATTCGTACAATAGTTCTGAAAATTTTGGAACTAAAGGTGTTGATAACAAATTGATAAAACCTTTTTATGTTAGAAATAGATTTGATCAAATTTTTAAATGTCTTTGGAACAATATAAACTCGTATAATAGTTACGAAATATCTAATATAGCAAACAATACTACGCATTATACAATAACCCACGAAGGCGGAACATTCGACGTAGGGTCATTGATAACTATTGATAATGTCACACCAACAGAATACAACGGAACTTTTAAAATTGTTGCAAGTTCAATAGGTTCTGCAAATGTTATTTGCTCGTTCCAAGAGCAATATGCAATGAGTGCAAATAATTATCAATCAGGAGGATTTGTAAAAGAAACCGTATTGTCCACGGATGAACCTACCTTATCGACTGGAACGTATAATGACGATAATATAATAAAGACTTCTGATGGTTATAAATGGAAATATCTTTATACAATGGACAAAGGCGCAAAATTAAAATTTTTTGATACTTCCTGGATGCCTGTCCAAATTAAAAATTTAGATAAAAATCCATACTTATTTGATATTGGTTGGGGTTCTATTGATGTTGTGAACGTAACTAATGGTGGTAATGGGTATACAAACGGAACAAATACAGTTTCCATTTTAATATCGGGCGATGGTAGCGATTTTTCAGCTGAAGCGTTTG